CTTAACTGCGCCAGTACTATTCTGAGCAGTTTTTCCTAAGAAGACCGCAACGACTCTATCGCTTATCTTTTGTGCAAATGAGCGTTTGCCCTTTAATGCAGTATTCGTAAGCATTTCAGCTATCTTCTTAACTTCGGGCCCCTTAGCTATTTTAGAAGCTATATTCTGTGTGGTGCCGGAGTCTTGTATTATTACTATATCTGCTTGTATACTGGACAAGAAAGTGGTCAGGTTATCTCTAACTGTTGCGTGTACTTGTACACCAGGTACATTTGTTCTGCTGTAGACTCGTAGTAAGGAATCAACCACGGCTTGGGTCTGAAAGACCCTAGCTTTGTCACCCCTAGAATTTACACCTTCTATATTCACAGTACTTTTAGAAAAGCTATTAAGTATTCTAGACAGTGTAGATATTTTCTTTGTCAGAGGAGCATTAGGGTTCTGCAGTACTACGCCTGCATCAAATGAGGTTAACGTAGTACCCAGCTTCTTATTAAGAAAATCTAATACTTCTTTATTAAGAAACCCGTCAAAGAACTGCGCTTGAGCAGCATTAAACTTATTAAATAGGATGCCCTGTATATTATCATTACTAGCTGTTGTATTATACACTACTGCGGGGGTGTGCTTTCCTAGAATAATATCTAGAGACAAGCCTCCTTTACCATTCACGAATATATCGTTTCCGCTAGTAAGAATTACCTTATTAGGGTATGTCTTGGTAATGAATGTAATAATCTTTGTGCGGAACTCTTTTAGAGAAACTCTGTCGGGTTCTCTAGGACTTCCGCCCAACGTTGCGGTCTTGCTGTTATCAATGATGCTACCCAGGGTAACATTAAGTGAGTTAAGGTCTAGTGGTATAAATACCGGCTCCATAGATTCAGGTACTTTACGGCTAAAACGCCTAACAGTACTATCTAATAAAGCTCGTATACCTGTTAGGCCGAACATTAGGTATAGTCCGAAATATAGAAATCTAACACTCTTCTAATGTACGCAGGTAGCGCAACGTCTGAAAGGTAGTCTATCTGGGATGTTTTTGAATTAACGTTTTTTATTGCGTTAACAGACCCGTCATTCTTTCTATAGTAAGTTATTAAATCCATGATAGCTTGAGTAGCATCTTCAGGCAGCGGGTCGAAGCCTCCCGTGTACGTAACTCGGTAACCTAATAGCTGCTTCTGAAATGTTTCTGTAGGTAGGGGTTTTATCAACTCTCCGTCTAGTACCCAATCAGTAAACTCAGTTAATGCGGTGTACGTCTGCCCATAGTCGGTACTGTACTCAACACTAGCTATATTAATTATAGGATTCTCTTCTAATAGAAAGTACGGGGTATTTCCGTTAAACACCTCTACTTTGCTATCAAATGTATAGTCTATAAAGGATCTGCGGCAGTAATTCTTAACATACTCACTGATTCTAGGGATTAGGATATTGATCAAAACATCTGAGTTGTCACTGTTAATCCCCGCATAGCTCTTATACGCTGAAAGTGTTACTAAACTAGCTCCCATACTTGCTCCTGTTATTGTTTTTAAAGCCTACTAAATAATAGGCTTTAAAAACAAGACTCCGAAGAGTCTTGTTTGAGTGACTAGATTATACAGCCCACTCTAATTTAGATACGCCAGCACCTAAGTTAGTTGTTAACTGTTGCAATCCGGTACGTAAGCTAGCAACTAAAACTTTACGTTGTTCAACTACGATATCATCAGTATCAAAACGAAGACCACGTTGATTACCTACAATAAAGTTAGATGGGTTATAGATTATGGCACCTATTTTGTTCGCTGCTTTAGCTTCGAATTCTGCCGAAACTAGAACCTTTGAGTTACCAATAAAACCAATCTGACCTGTTAGCAAGGTTGAACGGTCAACGCCGACGGCGTCAGCTGTTCTGAATGAGCTGCCTACTGTGGTATCTGAAAGTAAGTCATGGTATACATCGGTAGAAACTACATAAATTAACTCACTAGGGTCTAAACCTAAAGCACCTAGGTCTTTACGCATAGCTAACATATTCTCAATGGTAGCTGCATTTGCTACTGCTGGGTTAACTGCAGCGGCTGCATCAAAACCTGCCAAGCCTTTAACTGGGTCAGCACCTGCACCTGCACCACGAATGAACGCGATATCAACTGAGCGAGCTAGGCGTCTTACCATTGCATCACGAATGATAGGTAGTAAAACTAGCAAACTGTCTTCTTGCTCTTCAAATGGTAGATATTCGAGGGATGCAAGTTTGTAAGCATTAACTGTGATAGCACTCAATGCGTGCGTTTTAGCAGCACCTGAAGAAGCCGAAGTACCGAATTGTGAATTTTCGATCCAAGTAGCTGTGCCAGCCTCAGGATTTACAGGGATAGTCATAACATTTGTCTGCATCTGCATCTGGCGCAGTGTAGGTGCGACTACTAATTTACGTCTAACTTCCTCTTCCATGCGCATAGAAACTTCTAATTCCCATGTTGCATTAGGAACGTGAGTGCCTACCTTTTCAACAAGAGCAGAGCCGTACTTGGTATCAGCAACACCCTTACGCATAATCTTTGCTAACAAGACTGCGGTTTCTTTCTCTTGGTGTGTGCCTGTGCTGCCTGTGTCACTGAAGGTCATCTTGCTTTTGTTCATAGCTGCAATTTCTGCTGCTTTCTCTTTAAGCTCTGCCTCTAAACCCGCTAAAGCTGCTTTGCTAGATACTTCTGCATCAGCAAAACGCTTTTCAATCTCTGCCATCAGCTTCTCTGCACCGGTCTCACCAGATACAATAACTGGGGCTGTAGCGGCTTTAACAGCTGCGGCAACTTTTGCTTCGATATCTGCTGAAGCTGCTTTTTCTGCAGTCGCTTTTTCTGCAATCTCTGCGGTTAAAGCTGCGGCTTTAGCTTCAGAAGCGGCAACCATCTTAGCTACCATTAATTCTAAGTCTTTCTCTTCCATGTTCTCAATTCCTTTTTTGTTGGTTTCACTATCTACATTATCAGTAGTGTCTTGTTCTTTAACTGAATCACTATCCTTAGCAAACAGCATTTTAAATTTGTTCAACTCATCTGTATCATCGTTAAATGCTTTGGATAGGCTAAACAGGGAGTCTCTATTACTTCCTACTGAAACTAAACTAATTTCATGCAGCTCCAACTCTGTTATAATAAAAGTATCTATTTCAGGTTTGAATTCAGCATTCTTGATTGTAAACCCAACAGAAAACGCGGTTATGATGCCTGCTTGTACTAGCTTAAACACCTTATCGCTTGCTGAGCTAATGGTACCTTTAATCCAAAGTCCCTTGTCGCTTATTTCGTGGGCAATCATTCTGCCTACTGGGTTATTATGTTGATGAAATCCTAAAAGCACTGGGTTCTTTAAGTACTCCTGAATGCCTTTCTCCCACACACCCGCAGGAATTAAATCCCCATCTCGGTCTTTGGTAGTTGTATTAGCAAAGCCTTCAATTTCTAAAGAGGTAACATCTTCCCCTTCCCCAGCCTTTACTTTAAAGTTATTGCTGCTAAGATAAAAGGTCTTATCCATATTCTCCTCTTTATTTACTCGGTTCGTCTTTCTTAGGTTCGTCTTTTGGTTTCTTAGGCGCCCCACCTTCACTAGGATTAGCTGCGCTGCCTGCTATATTAGCTGGGATACGTAGCTTGTCGCTTTCTGGGTCCTCGTCCTTCTCAAGTCTTAAATTAGTGCGTGCCTCGTTAGGGGTTATTACGCCACCGTTAACAAGTGTAGTATTAAATCCAGCTATTTCTTTAATCTCAGGTTGTAGTGCAGATACGTTAGCTGTAATGGCTTCTATATTATAACCAAAGTAGCGTTCTAATGAGCTAGAAAAGTTTCGTAGTATAGGCATCACGGTTTCTAAGTACATAAGGCGTAAGTTAGGGCTAATGTTAGCATTGTTACCCCCATTAGTCAAAATAGGCGGTACACCTAATGCTGTAAGTATCTTTTCGCTATGCGTCTTAAGAGATTGATCAAAGTCCATCTCTGTAAAATTCGTTTGTGCTAATGAATGGGGCTTAAGGCCATTGTCTAGAATGACCGGGCGCTTGCTGCCCATCTTAGGGTTATACTTCTGCAAAAAGTGAAGTATTGTACGTTCTTTAGCTTTTGCTGATAAAGGGTTGTCGGTAGTTAGTACTAATCCGAATACTGCCCCATTATCAAAGAACCCTTTCTGGAAAGATATCATAGAATTTACTATGTTTATTGAATTCTGCGCTGAACGTAGTCTACTAGCTCCTCGGTATATAGAGGCAGAGTTTACGTCTTTAAAGTAAAAAACCTCATCTTCCCTAAGCTTAGTTTCTCCATACACGTACCCTTTTATGAACGTCTTAGGATCTGTTATAATCTCAACCTGGTTGGCAGGGAGATGAAACATATGAACACCATCAAAGTAGATGAATACATGGCCTTCAAAGATGAAGTCAGTAAATATGTTCTGTCTAAAATCATACGCGCTCTGGTATGGATTGGGTGCAAAGTTAAGCAGCTTGGATAACGCTTTCGCCCTAACTTTCACAGGACCTATGCTTTCTTTAACATCGTAGTCTAATGAAGCACATGCATTAACAATTAAGCTAACCCCACGGTTTACCGCCTCAACATTCTGGAACCCAGTAACGCTAGTAAGACTAGCTACCGGAGTGCTAATAGACATACCTTCATCTCTAGCAATAGTAGCTTGTGCAGGGTTGAACTTCTCACTAATATAATTTAAAAATCCCATATTATTCCTATTCTAACAAAATTCTGCAAAAGAGCTCTTCACTACTCTAATAGGCTCTACACCGGCAACTAAGTTATCCCGCTGCTTATCCCGCTGCTTATCAATCCAAGCGCGTTGTTTGTCGGAGGAGCTTAAGGAAGGTGCTTTTCCAAATATTTTATGTAAGCCTGTGTGGTGTTTATTACATAGCGTGTACACGTCTGAGTACATCTCTGTGTCGTGGGCTAAGATGAACTCATCCCGTACTGCAATGATTCCCTCGTCTGTGCTAATATCATAGCCGGTTTTTTGAGCCCATGCGTTAAGCAGCAGGGTTACGCTAGCTAAATGATGTAGCTCAAGGTCTTCCGTTCCTGCGCAAATAGCACATGATTTTTCTTTAATATATGCTTTCTTCGCTTTATCGCGCACCCATTTTACGGGTATACGATTGTTGCCTGTGTTAGCTGCCATATACCTCGTCCTTTTTTTTTATTTATCATTCTAATTTTTACCATTATACTACGCGTGCATCTAAATGTCAAGCGCAGTTTTTCTGTGCAGGGGTGTAAAAGTGTACTTGACATTGTCAGCATTTCCGTGTATAATAGTGTTTTAAATAGGAGACTATATGCCACGGAAAAAGACAAACGAAGAATTCCTAGAAGAATTACAGCTTGTGGCACCTACCCTGACTCTGTTGGGCGCGTATACAGGGAATAAGAGCACACTTGCAGTACGCGGAACGTGTGGGCATGTATGGGAGATACGCCCAGACCACATATTAGGCACCTTACGTGTTGGTGCTGTTTGTAGAGTATGCCTCCCTAAAAGTACTACTGCAAAGTCACATATAGACTTTGAAAAAGAGGTGCACCTGATAAACCCCAACTTACTACTACTAAGTACGTACTCTAACAATAGGAGTACGATTCTAGTTAAGGACAGTGTTTGTGGGCACGAGTGGCGTATTACCCCAGATAAGTTTACTGGTAGAGGTGACTTAAATGCCTGCAAAATATGCAATACTAAGGCCCCTCTGTTGAAAAGCCATGAGGTATTCCTAGAGGAAGTACGTTTATTAGTAGCGGGGTTGGTAGTGGTTACCCAATATAAGGGGGACCTAGTGTGGGTATCGGTAATAGGTGCTTGCAGTCACACCTGGGATATACTGCCACATAACTTCCTTAGCCCTCGCAAGACGGGGCATTCGTGCCCAACCTGCGCACCTAAGCAGGTTTCAAAAGGCGAAATAGAGTTAAGAGATTGGATTGTACGGAGGCTGAATGGCTAGAAAGAAAACACAGGAGGAGTTTGTAGCGCAGCTAAAAGAGGTAGCTCCTCACTTAACTGTGCTTGGTAAGTACATAGCCATTAAAAGTAAGGTGCTGGTTGCTTGCCCTGAGGGGCATGAGTATCTTGTGTCTCCTTACTACGCATTAAGTGTCAAGCGGTTTGGTACTATTTGCAGGGTATGTACAAGGAAAGTACCTCACAATAAAAGAAGCTCTGAAGACTTTGTTACTATATTAGCACATAAAGCCCCTAATCTAAAATTGCTTGGTGTGTACACACACTGTCAGTCTAAAGTGCTGGTTATGGATACTACTTGTTTGCACGAGTGGGAAATTATACCTAATAACTTAATTGCGAGGGGCAACGGCACAACATGTAGAGTATGTACTCCAGTACTTAGTGTTCTTAAAAAGACTCATGAACAGTTTGTCACTGAGTTACATCTAGCAGCCCCCGAGTTGGTTTTACTAGATACATATGTATGTTCACATACCGCCATTAGAGTGCAGGGTGTCTGTAAACACATCTGGCCTATTATACCAAATAATATAATAAGTGCTAGTTCTGGGATAGTCTGTAGGGTTTGTGCACCTAAGCAGGTTTCAAAAGGAGAAGTAGAAATGGCAGAGTACGTTAACGCGGTACTTGTTAATGATAGAAAGATACTTGGTGGAAAAGAGTTAGATATTGTGCTAGAAGATATAAAACTAGCTTTGGAATACAATGGAGAATATTGGCATAGTGACTTGTATAAGTCCACCACATACCACTTAGATAAACTTAACGCATGTAAAGAAAAAGGATACCAGCTAATACAGATATGGGAGCACGAGTGGCAGAATAAGCAAGACATAGTTAAGTCTATTTTAAACGCTAAGCTGGGGAAAGCACTAAGTGTGGGTGCTAGGAAGTGTGTTATAAAAGAGATACCTTTTCCAGGAGACTTCCTAGACGATAACCATCTGCAGGGAAGAGGTAGTCCAACTAAAATAAACCTGGGACTTTTTTATAAAGATATACTGGCAGCAGTAATGACTTTTGGTACGCCCAGATTTACCGCGCAGCAGGACTACGAGTTAGTAAGACTATGTACTTTAACAGGCATAGTAGTACAAGGAGGTGCCAGTAAACTATTCAAGTACTTCCGGGCTAAATACAAAGGCTCAGTACTAAGCTACAGCGATAAGCGGTGGGGTACTGGGAAGGTTTATGAGCACCTAGGGTTTACGTACTCACATAGTTCGCCCCCAGGGTACTTTTACTACAACGGGTCTAAAAAGCTAAGCAGGTACCAGTGCCAGAAACATAAATTACAGGTGCTGTTTCCCGAGCTATTTACACACGAAAAGACAGAGAAGGAAATAATGAAAGAAGCAGGGTACTACAGGTGTTACGACTGTGGTAATGATGTATACGTAATAGAATAAGAAAAGCCCCCTATACACCATTGGGGGCTTTTTTACGTAGTAAAGGTGTATATAGAGTAACGTATAGCGTCTGACATATGCGAGTGTATATCGTGTACCGCCTTAGGCTTAAGTAGCCCATCCTTAGGGTCCCAGCGGTACTGATCCATAGCCGCTAAAGAATGCTTACAATGGGAAGCAATACGTAAGCAATCTTGTTCCACTATTGCCTGTACATATGATATACCAGGTAATACCTCTTTCTTACTCTTGCTAGTAGTTATATCGTACTCGTAGGTTAGGTCAGCTCCAAATTGAGCTGCAGCACTATCAATAAAGATCAGGTCTATATCCCATTTATCTATAAAGACTTGAAACGCAGCAGCATGCTTAGAGGTAACGCCAGAAGCTAAGTACTCATCTACAATATGAAATATGTCGCGTTCTACACCTTCCGAATCTTCTTCAGTATAGTAAGCTATAACTGCGAACGCTGTAGGATCCTTGTACCCCGGATCTAAACCAGCTATAAACTCAACACGAGTACCTTCCGGAAACACAGGTAGCTCAGTAACACAAACATCCCTATCAAACTCGAATATCTGACCCTCAAATGTATTAAATGAGGCTAAGTATTCCTGTGCAAACTCAGACTTAGACATGCTGTTTTTAGCTTCACTAATATCTGCTTCGCTAGACCTAGTATTTTCATGATAGTCTGCGGTTAGTGAGCACCATTGCGGAAAATCTGGTGAGTAGCCTCGGGAATGAAATCTACTAAACCAATTCAAGCGTCCACGGGGTGTGCTAATAAATATACATTTAGAACCAGGTTTATCTAGCGTAGGGCGGAGTTGCACGTTAAACGCATCTTCGCCTTTAGAACTTATAGCAGCTTCATCAAATATTATAGCGTCATAGCTACGACCCAGAACCGAGTCAACTGTTGAAACAGAGCCCATGCGAACTGTAGAGCCATTAGCTAACTCAATAACCCTATCTTTCAAGTTATCGCGCTCTATCTCTATATCAAAGTGTCTAATAAAAGAACGCTGCAGCTCGAATGATATAGTACTAAGGCTATAGTTAGGGCTCATTATAAGTATGTTAGAGCCAGGCATTAGAGTTATAAGCTGAGCTATAATATTGCTAATATATGTCTTGCCTAATCTCCTGGAATATGCAGCACAGATAAAACGATATTGTGGGTCGTTGATTGCATTTACTAAAGCAATTTGTGGGGTATTCATAGTATCGAAAACACCTAGTAGTTTCAAATAAGGAACTACCGGTAATTTAATGAAGCGAGCCTCCACTGGAAAGCTTACAATATGATCTGACACTACGTCTGGGCGGGATATTTCTAACATATACTAATACCTAATAAATGCAATACTAGTAATATTGGCATACCTATCACTAAAGCGAACATTAGCGTCACTTGGACTAATATAATAGATAGGGGTAGCAGCAATATACTAAGGCCCGCTAATAACTCTAATTTACTCTTTATCATCTTCTATCAACCTTTCTAGTAGCGAGTTATAATTGCCTCCCCCATTTATCTGGATGTTGGTCTGTGTCTTAATATCTACAGAACGTAGCTTCTCCAGCTGAAGTTCTTTATCCATTAGCTCCATTGTGAACTTATGCGATAGCGCTAGTAGATCCGCTATATCTTTAGAGCTGCCTGTTTCGGCCTCCTCTAAATCTTGGAACTTTCTCTTTATAACAGCATCCATGGCTGAACGCATTTTGACCCTATTATTATACCCTATATCGAAGAATACTTGGTTTACGTACTCCCTAACTTCTTTTCTGGCTAAAACTTCGGATACTTCTTGGGCTGAGATGCCAAGCATGTCGGCTACTTCTTTAGCATTCTGAGTCTGTAAGTACTCATTAGCTATCTCTAGTGATTCGGGGTTAATCTTTATGACTTCTGCGGGGGCGTTTTGCATGTGGCTTCCATTGTTATTGTATTTTCTGAATTATACCCTAGGTGCATGAGCCTGTCAAGTGCAAAATTTTTTGCGGTTGCTTTTACTACTTATATATCTTCGCTTTATCAGTTCTGCTGTAATAGTACTGCTGTATCAGTTCTGCGTCTTAATATATCATCGCTTTATCAGTTCTGCGTCTATGATATTATTAATATATCGCTGTATCAGTTTGGCACCTTTTGCGTCTATGATATTATTAATATATCGCGCGGAAGGGGGTATAGCGGCTCCCGGGGGGTTGAAGTCTAATAACCGCCCTATCATTGTGGGTATTATTTCTCGGTTACTACACGATTTTTCTCGTGTGTCAAATTTATTTCCACGACCCACGATTTTTCTCGTGTGTCAAATTTATTTCCACGACCCACGATTTTTCTCGTGTGTCAAATTTATTTCCACGACCCACGATTTTTCTC